GAAAGAAGGCAGCATCAGTAGTTCCTGATCCACCTGCTGTAGTAGTGTTATAAATCATAGCTCCATTAGCTGTGAAACTTGCTGATGTAAATTGAGCATCTGCAAAGTCAACAAATGCTGTTGAAGCTCCAGATGAGCTTGTCACACCGTTGTTTGTTAATGCTTTTCCACCTGCAGTATACGCAGATCCTGAAGTATTAGTTATTTCGTTTGATGTACTATAATCAGTAGTTGATGCACCCAAGGAAGCTGATGAAGTGAACAAAGCTATCTTGAATGTATGACCACTACCAGATGAAAAGTTATGCTTACCTTCTAAAAGTTCTCCTTTAAAGGTGTTGCATATTGCTGATGATATTGCCATTTTATATCTCCTTTTATGGTTGTTGCGAGTTTAAAGGAAGACGAAGAACACCATCATAATATTCATCTCGTCTTCTTCTACCTTGTTGTTCAAGTTGCAAGCCTTGTAATGCTTGTTGATAGCCTTGCTCATAGTACTGAAGTAAATTGTCAGGTCCTTTTAGAAATCTAAATGCTTCACAAAGTGTAGCATAGAGTAAAACTTTTGGAGCGTTTGTGCTCACCCACGTTGTTGTGTTTGAGCTTGACAATCCATCTTCTTGCTTATTCAAAGCTAATTCGATATTATATGCAGAATTTGGTGTCGGTGCAAGATATATTGTGTCTTGATCCCACATAGCATAAAATTTTGGTTGCGCCTCAGTATTACGATTTGGCCAATATTCATTCATGTAACTTATGTCTTTTTGATATAGATAATATCGAACTGGATTTGCAGAATCATATATTTGAGCTGATCTAATAAAAGCCAACTGTCCTAGGTTCGCACCGGGAAGAGACACAAAAGGCACTCCTTGTGTTAAAGTTGCATATTGATAAGATCTGTAAATATCTAGATCTACATCTCTAAATATTCTTTTTTCTGCGTGTTCAATAAAATCATTAACGATTATATCTGTTAAAACTGTATTATCAGTTTCAGTGTAATCCCTTATTTGTGTTACTAATTCTGAGTATGTTGTCATGATATTACCACCTCTACTTTACCTAAAAATGATTTAATTTCTATGTCTTTATTTTGATCATCGGTATTATCTAATGGTATCATTGTAGGAACTATTACATTTTCAAAAGCACCAGGTGCAGGTATTGGATTAAACTGGCTTACTGTTTGTGTTTTAACACCAAATATATTTCTTGCATAAAGATTATTTTCTAATGGAACAATTGCATTAACTACTTGTCTTCTAGCGTATTGTAATGATTGAGGATCTGAAACTACTCTTAATGGCTCTAGTTGCGGATGTTTTGCTTCAAATTCACTAATATGAACCCATGAGCCATTCCACTCTTGCACCATTTCATTGTACGGAAAAGCCATACCAGATCTATCTGATATTCTTTTTGCAAATTTACCAGAAGAATATCTTGGCATTTATACTCCAGGTAAATAATTTTTTGGTGTTAAGAATAAACTTGTTCTTTCGCCATCCTGATCTGCAGCTCTTTGAAACTCATCTTCATAAACTTGCTTTAATAATTGAATTCTTTCTGGAGTTCTTTTCATAGATATGTAATAAGCTAATCCAGCAGTTAAACATGGAAGAAATCGAAAAGGAACTTGAGCATTATTCGTGTAGTCCCCAGAATCAAACATCCGAACAAGAGCATAATAACGTAGAGTGTACGTTACATCTGCTGCAGGATATAGAAATAGTGTTGGGCTTATCGTACGTTCAAAATAGTATTGAGTTGGCCTTCCGCTGGTACTTTTAACAGCATAATTTAAATACGTTGATCTACTAATTGAAGAAGCAGAAAAATCATTATTATTACTATCTCTAATTACGACGTCTGTAATATCTACTATTTGTTGTGAGTCATTTGCATTAGCACCAAATAAACTTGTACCTGAAAGACTTTGAGTAGTTGCAGGTATAGTTTTTTCTTGAAGCTGTATTGTCCAAAGATTTAATCCTCTGTTAGCCCACTCAGCTAACATGAGATTAAGAGAACGCCTTGCGGTCTTTATATCGTATCCACTACGTATTTGAAGACCGCATCGTTCATAGGCTTCTTCTGCTATATCATCTATAGATAAATCAAAATTAGCTGTTGAAGAATAAGTTGGCATTAGCCTCTTTTCTTACCTTTTTTCTTCATTGCTTTTTTCTTCTTACCTTTCATGACTTTTCCGCCTTTTTTCATTCCCATAGCCATAGCTTTTCTTGGCGAAACATTTCCGCCCATAGCCATAGCCATAGGGTCTTTTTTCATCATTCCGCCTCCACGTTTTTTAACTACTCCACCACGTTTCATTGCTTGTTTTTTCTTGCCAGCCATTCCACCGCCAGCCATTTTCTTTTTACCCATCATGTCGACCTCCGAATATTCGTTTATAGGTTTTAGCTCTAGATACTACAACGTCTTGATAGTATCCTTTTGGCCATTTTTCATAATAACCAATTCTATGCAGTTTATCAGAAGCTTCTTGTAATTGCGAGAACTTTTGTGCGAGCATCATAGAATACTCAAGATCGCTCTCTACAATAGGGGTGTCCCCATTTGGAGTGACAAGAAACTCTTGCTCCTCCTCGTTGGCTGGATTGTGGGGATGAAAACCCATAAAAAATATATCTTTTTTATTATACCAATTATTGTAAGCATCTATTGTATCTTGAAAGTCCTCCAAGGAATAATTAAAGTAAGGATCACAAAATATCAATATCTCATGAACAGAAAAATCTAGTTGTTTTAAATATTGATTTAATTCTGTTTTGTACCATTTATTTTTTCTTTTTACCTCTACTAAAACTTTGTTGTCATTCCATGTTTTTTTAGCGAAAGGACAAGCAGGAAAACCTCCTAAATGTTTATTAGGTATTTCTAAAAAATGTTCAGACCACTTACGTACGTCTTGTTTTACGTCCTCTTCTAATGGCATCTTTACCTTTCTTAAATATATTTGCTACTTGCGACTTTCCCATTACTTTTGCTCTTTGTTCTCCTACTGTTAAGATCTGTATTTTTCTAGCAAAAGGTTTATTAATTTTTTTAACTTTTGAGACTGTAGCTCTCGCATCTGTGGGCGTAGCGAATTTAATAGATACAGTATCTTTTGGATTTTCATCTGTGTAGAGTCTTCTTCCACTTCCTTTTGGTTTTTTACCAGTTCCTTTTTTTGGATCTTTTTTAAAAGACACCTCTAAAACCAAATCCTTTTTGAGCTGCACCTGCTCTTCTTTGATTTGTAATTAAACCACCTTGTGCAGCAAATGTTTTAACATTGGTCGGTTTACCACCAACTCCTTGAGCTTTACTTCTTTTTCTTCTAACAGCAGACTTTCTCTGACTCTCAGTCATTCTTGCTGCTTTAGCTGCTGGAACACATTTAGGGTATTTTCTTTTTCTGTCTGCTTTCAATTTTGTCCTGCCACATTTTGCAAAACCTCCGCCTTTTTTCTTAGCGCCAATATCTACCCAATCTTGTTCAAACCACTTTTTTAAACTCATGTGTATTGTGTTACTTTTCTTTTATTTTCTTTGATGGCACCACAAGCTCTTGCAATACCACCTTTATTAAACTGAGAAATTTTTTTGCGATCTTGAGATATTTTATTAAAATTAATAATCTCACCTCCATCTTTTTTACCAGCTGGTTTTGGACCTTTAAAATCTTTTCTTTTAACTCCACTAGGATCTTTTATTTTTCCAGCGCAAACTTTAGAAGCGTACGCATTTGCATATGCACTAGGATATACTTTAAATTTTCTTTTAGCTGCCGCTTTTCCTCTCGGACATAATTTTGTCATCCTTGCCCCCTGTATTTGACATATTGACGTCTTTTGTTTTTGTTCTTTGGCCTACTGCGTGGAGAACGCCCTATACTAGTCCTTTTTTTGACAGGTGTAAAGTATTCGTTGGTAGGTGGTTTAGCCATCGTTACATTTGTGATAAAGGATTTTCTAATGCAGTTTTTATTCTTTTATCTATCTTTTCTTCTAGCTCAGTCATGGCTTGCTCCAACTTATCCGTTAATAATTCCATGTCTTCCTGAATGTCCTTCGTGGTATCTCTTAACTCCTGGCTGGTTTCTCTCGAATCTTCTTTAACTAATTGCTCAACATCATTTACTATTTTTTCTACCCGTCTTACATCTTGTCTAAGGTCATTTTTCAACTCATTAGCTACATCACTTACCAATCTAATTTCAGACATAATCATTTCCATCTCTTGCATAATCATGTTGACTTCTGTTTGTATAAGATCTGTTTTGCTACTTAACTCTTCTTTTGTTAAATCTATTCTTTTATCAAAACCAGATAGGTCTGGTGCAACGTATTCTTGTATTTGTTCTTTCATCGTAAGATAATCTTTGTAAAATTCAAAACCACCCCACAGTCCACCACCTAGTGTGGTTAAAGCTGTGATGATAATAAAGATCCTCCCGCCTTTGAACTTCAAACCCGCAAATTCTACTTCTGCCATTGTAACTCTATCATATCATTCATCATGCCATCACTGCCACCAAATAAATACCACTGCGCTATATTGTTATTCTGTATTTGTGCATCTGGTATCATATAGTCAG